GCCCGACGAGCGCTTCGGCGTTATCTCGATCGATCCGCCGTGGCACTTTCGCTCGCGCGCGCCCGTCAGCAATCCGCAATCCGACCGCAACCCCCAGCGCCACTACCCGACGATGGACATCCCCCATCTCGAGAAGCTGCCGATCAAGACGCTCGCGCTGCCGAACGCGTGGATCATGCTGTGGATCACCGGCCCGTTGATGGCGCCCGGCGTCCATAACCGGCTTTTTCGCGCCTGGGGCGTGCGCCCGTCGTCGACGGCCTTCGTCTGGATCAAGACGCTGAAGAACTTCCCTGGCGTCGTCGACATCGAGCCGAGCGCGCTGTTCGAAGGCGATCTCCACATGGGGACCGGGTTCACCACACGCCAGAACGCCGAATATGTCATTCTCGGCCGCATAGGTTCCCCCAGGGTGGCCCGCCGCGACATCCGGCAGATCATCTTCGCCCCCGTCGGCGCGCACAGTCGCAAGCCCGACGAATTTTTCCGGCGTGCCCGCTATTTCGGAAGCGGCCCCTATCTCGATATGTTCGCCGGCGCGGCCCGTCCCGGCTGGACGTCGTTCGGCTGGTCTCACCGCGACGGCGAGCGCGCTGAAATGGCGGTGGCGCGGTGAACGCGAACGATCGCCTCATAAATCCGACCGCGGAAGCCGCTCTTCTCGGCGGCCTGATGCTCGACAACGATCGCATCATCGGCGTCGCCGATCGTGTGAAGCCCGATGACTTTGCCGACGCGCTCAACGGCCGGATCTATTCGGCCATGCTCCGCTTTGCAGCAAAGGGCATGCGCGCCGACGCGGTGACGCTGCGCCCCCTGTTCGCGAGCGATGGTGATTGCCGGTATGGCGACTATCTCGGCGATCTCGTCGAAGCGCCAGCCGTCAAGGGAGCGATCGATGCGCTGGCGGACCAGGTTGCCGATCTCGCGGGGCGGCGCGGTGTGCGCGAAACCCTGCGCGAAGCGCTGAACAGCGTTCATGACGATCTGGACGTTCCGGTCGACGCGATCACCGGCAAGGTGGAGGCGTCCGGCTGGGCCGCCGCGGCGCGCAAGCCTGTCGACGTCATGCTTCATGCTGGCGATCTTGCGCGGCTGGTGCGCGAACGCGCCGAGAAGATCCGAGACAATCCAGACGCCGCCGGCATGCGCAATGCGCTGGTGGAAGAGTGGGACTCGCTGCTGAACCTCGAGCGCGGAACCTACAACATCCTCGCGGGGCGGCCCGGCATGGGTAAGTCGAGCCTCGCTTCATCAGTTGCCTATGGTTACGCGATCAACGGGCATCCCGGTCTCGTCTTCAATCACGAAATGAGCGCCGAGCAGATGGCCATCCGGTCGACCGCCGATCTCGCGCACGCGATGGGCCATCGGATCGAGCACGAAAAGCTGAAGAAGGGCGAACTCGCCGATGGCGGCTGGGGGATCGTCGACCAGGTCGAGCAGCGCGGAAAGCTGCTGCCGATCCGGTTCCTGACGCCCGGCACGGTCGACGTGAAGCGCGTCTACTCGCTCGCTGCGCAACATCGCGCGCTTCTCGCCGCGCAGGGGCGGGAACTGGAATTCGTCGTCGTCGACTATCTCGGCCTGCTGGGCGCGCATTCCGCCGACGGGAAGCCGCTGACGAAAGGCTACGACCGCGTCAGCGCCGTTTCGCGCATGCTGAAGAAACTGGCCGAGGATCTGGATGTCGCCCTGATCGCCCTCGCGCAGCTATCGCGCGGCGTCGAGCAACGCCAGAACAAGCGCCCCATCCTGTCCGATCTGAAGGAGAGCGGGGATCTCGAGCAGGACGCCGACAGCGTCACCTTCATCTACCGCGAGGAATACTATCTCGAGCAGGAGCGCCCCAAGCCCGGCGACAAGACGCCGGACAAGCGCGACGCCTTCGAAGAATGGGAAACCGAAATGTTCGCAGCCAGGAACAAGCTGGACCTGATCTGCGCGAAGAACAGGCATGGCCGCGTCGGCACGCGCACGGCCCGCTTCTACCCCGAATACTCCGCGTGCCGATCGGGCGATTACAACGCCTTCGACGACACAGCAGACCCGCTACTTTTCTGACGAGAGACCACCAACCATGGCATTCGAAATCACAACGCGCGTAAGCTGTCGCACCGCGGCCGATTACGACAAAATGGTCAAGCCGATCCGCGAACAGCACGAAGGATCCGGCCGCAACCTGAAGTGGACGCTGATGGCGCTGGCGGACTTTTCGAACGGCGAAGGCTTTGCATGGCCGAGCGTGAAGTCGATCGAGAACTGGACCGGCCTGTCGACGCGCTCCGTCCAGCGAGCGCTGAAGCAAGCGCAGGTGCTCGGTCTGGTCCGCGTGAGGCGCCGGACGGACGCGTCATCGCAGTATCTCTTCAACCTCGAGAAGCTGCCCTACGTTGAGCGCCCAGCCGCTCCCAAGCAACGCGGCCCGCACCAGGAATACGAGGATTGGGAAGAGCCGGATCTGTTCGAAGAGCACCCTGGCACCCCCGCCACGGTGGCACATCACCCCCGCCAGGGTGGCACCCCCCCGGTGCCAGGGACGACGCTACCCGGTGCCACGGTGGCACCCTATCCTATCATAGAACCATCAGATGAACCTGTCAGTGAACCGTCAGGCGCGATCGCGCCCGTCGACGGCGATCCACCGCTTCCGGTTTTCATCAAGCAGGAGTGGGACAAGCTGAAGACCGACTATCCCAACATGGGAGGCTGTCGACAGGTAACGGAATCGATGGTCCGGTTGGTGCGCGAGCGGGCGAAGGAGCACGCGCAGACCGGCGAGAGCCTTCACGACGTCTGGCGCGTCGTCTTCCAGAAGATCAGGGAATCGGCGTTCCTCACGGGCCGCGCCAAGCCGGGCAAGGGGTATTCCAAGCCCTATCGTCTCACCCTCACTCGGCTGCTGAAGCCGCACATTTTTCGCGAGGTAATCAATGACGGATATTCAGGCGACGCCGCAGAAGGCGATTACGATCCGACAACCGGAGAAGTCCTGGGGCCAGCCGCAGCGGCTACGCGTGGCACACGCGAACGCTTCCGCCATGCTCGCCAACGGGCAGGACGAAGCGGAGATCCGCGCCAAGATGGACATCCCGGCTGACGTCCTCGCCGCCGCCGAAGAGGGCTGGTGGAACGAGGCGAAGCCGCTCGCGGAAGCCGACGACGAAGCCGTCGACAGGCTGATCGAGCAGGACATCGGCGGCTTCATCGCGCTCACCATGGCGCGCGTCGATCCGGCCGCGCGCCGCGAATTCAGCGACCAAGTGCTCGTCGAATTGGCGGAAGTCCCCTATACGCTCGTTGTCGAAGCGTTGGCACAGGCGCGCCGCAAGGTGAGTTTCCCCGAGCGGCTGGTGCCCTTCATCTTCGATTTCGTCGAGGCGCGCGCGGAGAAGCTGCGCGTCGAAGGGGACCGGCTGGAAAGGCTCGCAAGGATCGCGCGTGGCGGACAAGACTGACAGCAAACGCCTCGTCGACCTGGAGGCCGCCCTAAAGGCGCTCGGCAGGAAGAAGGCGCCGCTGATCTCGCTGGACGAATGCGCGGCCCTATGGGGCGTGACGAAGCCACGATTCGTCACGAAGCGGAAGGAGATGGCCGGCTTCCCCGACATGGCCGAGCGCGACGGGAACGCCCATCTCTACCCGGCGCGCGAAGCGCTGAAGGCGATGATCTCGTTTATTCAGCGCCACCAGACCGCCAACGCGGCGAAGACGAAGCGGCTGGGGCAACTGATCGGCACGGACCAGATGTCCGAACAGATGGTCGGCAATTTCTCGATCGCCGAACTGGCGAAGGCCAACCAGCTTGCCGCGGAAATCGAGCAGCGGATGCGCGACCAGGGGCTTTACGTCCGCGTCGACGAACTCCAGCGCGTCGTCGGCATGGTCTTCTCCGAAGTGTCCGAGACGCTTTCGAACCTGTCCAATCTCGTCGATCCGCACGGGCGCCTCGAGCCGGAAACGCGCACCCTTATCGACACCAACGCTCATGAATTGCTATTGCGCACGCACAAGAACCTGAAGGGCATGCTTTCTCCCGATGCTGTCGACACTGGAAATCGAAAACCGGCTCGAAAGCCTCGCAAGGCACCAGCACGACGGAAACGCAGCGGAAGCGGTTCTCGCAAGGCTTGATTCCCTACTCCCAGCACGCGCGATCTCGATCAACGAATTCGCCCGCACCAAGCGCCTGATGGTCAATCCAGGCGGCGAACCTTTCCCCTACGATCCGGCGCTGACGCCCTACGCGGACGGCATCAACGACGCCTGCGATCATCCCGACGTCAACGTCATCGGCGTAAAGGGCAACACGCGCTCGGCGAAGACCGTCAGCGCCGAGAACATGGTTCTGCGCGATTGGACGTATGGACCGCTGAAGGGCGTCTTGTGGCTGATGCAGGACGAAGACAGCCTCAACGACTATCTCGACGAGCGCGGCGAGCAGATGCTTATGCTCCACGACGAGGTTCGCGAGCGCATCGATTGGAAGGACAGCCGGAACAAGGCGCGCGCCCGCAAGCGTATCGGCCGCGCCCTCGCCCTGTGGCGCGTCGCCACCATGCGGGCGCTTCGCGCCAAGTCCGCCCCGGTCATCGTCGCCGACGAGATCGACGCCTACGTCAAGAAGGTCCGCGACGCGATCATGACGCTGGTGACGTCGCGCCAGGATGAATACGGCTCGGCCGCCAAAGCCTACCTTTGCTCGCACCCCGACGCCGGGCCGGACGGCGGCATCGATCTGATCCTGAAGGATTGCCTGCTGCATCTCTGGTTCGCGCGTTGTCCCGAATGCGGGCACGCCGCTTCGCCAGCCGTGGAAGCCGAAGACCAGGACAGGCCGCGGTGGAAGTGGAACCTGCCGGATCTGATGGGCCTTGCCGAAGAGATGGAGCGTGTCGCTTTCCTCGACCATGTCGCCAAGGCCGTGCGGCTGGTCTGTCCGAACCCCGAATGCCGCGAAGAATTCGGGCACAATCGCCGCCTCGAGATCATGAACGCCGGCCGGTGGCTCCAGCCGCACCAGGAATGGTTGCCGAACGGCACGATCAAGGGCGAGGCGCGCGTCGCCGC